CGACATGTGCGGTTGACGTGAGGCACGCTTACTTTTATGATAACCGTTGATAGAGTCGGCAAAGCAGAGACACGACGCGAGCGGGAAGCTTTTGCACGGGTAAGGAATGCTGAGTACGCCTATTCGACCAGACTGCGTCAGGTCGCTAAGCATATCGGGGATCTGGTCAGGGTCTTCGATGTTGAGAACGAAGGCCAGATTGCGGCCCTGATCCGCATTTTAGAGCAATACGCCGAGGTGCTCGCGCCGTGGGCCAAGAGCGTTGCGGCGCAGATGCTAGCCGATGTGTCGCGCCGCGACGAGACGGCGTGGGCGCAATACGCTCGGTTCATGGGCGTGGAGTTGCGCCGCCAACTTTCGACAGCTCCCGTGGGCCTGGAATTGGCAGCGTTGCTTGATGAACAAGTTGCGCTTATCACATCTCTACCGCTGGAAGCCGCACGCCGCGTCCACCAGATTGCGATAGGTCAACTTTATACCGGGCAACGGGCGAAGACATTAGCTGAAGAGATTATGCGGACGGGCGATGTAACGCGCGCCAGAGCCAATACGATCGCGCGGACGGAAACCAGCAGAGCAGCCATAGGGTTGACAATGGTGCGCGCTGCCCATGTAGGAAGCACAGGTTACACATGGCGAACGTCGAGAGATATCTTTGTTCGTCCAATACATAAAGCTTTGGAGGGAAAATTCTTCCGCTGGGATGATCCTCCGGTTAGCGGCGAGAATGGTGAACGATCACATCCTGGAGGCATTTACAATTGCCGATGCTTCCCTGAGGTGTCGATACCAGATGATTAGGAGGTGCAACAGTGAAGTCACCTTGGCCATCGATGTGGCCATCGCCAAAAGTGCATACAATGCAGCATCTTATCGATAGTATTACAACGCTAACGATCAAAGTCGATGCGAGCATTGAACTTCTTAACCGAATACTGAACAAGGAAATTGTTATCATGGCTACTCTCGTCGATATCCAGAACGCCGTTGCTGCTGAAACCACCGTAGAGCAGAGTGTCATCACGCTGCTTGGCACGATCAGCGCCGACCTTCAGGCAGCAATTGCCGCGAATGATCCTGTCGCTATGCAGGCTGTCGTGGATTCTCTCAACACCAATGCCGCCAATCTTGCGGCTGCCGTGGTTGCCAACACCCCTGCTCCGGCTCCGGCACCAGCTCCCGCACCTACCCCTACCCCGGCTCCGTAACAAAAATATCCACCAAGAAGCCCTTTTATGTAGCTTCTTGGTGGAATTCTTGTATCTATCTTTTTAGTGGAAGTTACACGCATCCAACGATTCGTCCCATGATGCAATGCATGGGGTCGAGGATGCCCAACAGACGGAACATGGACGATGATCAAACACTATTTTCTCGGAGCTGTTGCGGCGTCGCTCCTGTTGTTCTCGGGTGTTGCCCAAGCGGCGGATCTCACCAGCAGCCCGGTATTGACGTTGGTTGGACAGGTCCAGGCCACTGTCGTGTCGCAGCTCTATAATACAAACGGTGCCGGCGTTGTTTGCACGTTCACTCAAACGGCACACACAAGCTCGCCTTCGACGGTGTTCTCCATTCAGGATTACGACCCTGCCACCAACTCGTATTTTACTGTGCTGTCGAGTGGAGCGGTCACCGCTGATGCGACTCCGAACCCGGCAATGGTCTACCCGGTTACCGTGCCCGGCTCGCTTCCCGGCGTCATGGTGATGATCGGCGTCAAAATGACCCCGCAGTTCCGTATTTCGGCAGTCGTAGGTGGCACCGGCACCACCACCGCGAAGGTCGGGTGCATCAATCTTAAGTGATCTGATCGTCTTGGTGTTGTAGTCTTAAAATGAGTCCCGTCGCGCGTATCACTGGGCAGTTCTTTACATCTCAACAATTGAGTGAGAATCGCGCACTTACGCCCGAAGGGTTTCTTCTGATAACGAATGTTCCTGTCGCTCGTACAGGTACCCAAATATATGCCGCGCACGAGTTACCGGCATTAACACCATCGAGCGACGGCTTGATCGTCGTCGAACGTGACCCTGAAGAAGTGTTTCGACCAGAAACATTAGCTAGCTTTAACGGTAAACCGCTGACAGACGATCATCCATCAGTTGGTATGTTGACTCCTGATAGTTGGCGCAATTTCGCCCGCGGTACTGTGATCAACCCTAGGCGCGGCGATGGACTTAAGTCGGACGGCGATTTTATGTATGCCGATATACTTGTAACAGACGCTCAGATGATACAGACGATTCAAGATGGCAAAAAAGAAATTTCAGCAGGTTATGACGCCGCTTATGAGGGACTTGGTCCGGGACGCGCTAAATGTCTCGATATCGTTGGAAATCACGTCGCACTCGTCGATAAAGGACGATGCGGTCCATACTGCGCAGTAGGAGATAAAGCAATGGCTGTTAAGTCGGGCGTACGCTCGAAATTCCTCGATCGGTTCCGCTCGGCGGTTAGCCGTGGGAATACACGTGATGCACTTGAAGCCGTAAGTGAAGTTGCACATGATCCCGAAGCTCTCGGCGAAATCATTTCGGACGAGATGGCCGGTGGTCTCGGCGAAGCTGGCGGCGAGAACAAACAGCACCACATTGAAGTACACACCCACCTGAACGGCATGCCGGGTGTGAGTGCTAGTAACGGCGGCCCTGCTAAAGATATCGATCCTGCGGCTGCAACTGCAACGCCGGCCGTGACTCCAGGCGCGACTCCGGCTGCTGCCGGCGGTGATGTAGGCGCGCAGATCCAGGCGTTGGCGCAACGGCTCGATAACATCGAACAAATTCTGATGTCGTTGGCTGACGATGATGGCACCGGCGGTGCCGGCGAAGTTGAAGGTGCCGGCGAAGGCGAAGGCGGCGACGGTATCGGCGATCGGCGCATCCGAGACACTGATATCGGCACCGAATCCAAAGTATGGCCAGAGACCGGTAGTGTCGAACAAGGCGCTGGCTATCATGAAGAAAAAGGTGCTCCTGACTTGCCCCGTGAATCTCCCGGAACCAAGGATCAACGTCGCGCGGCTGTAGGCGATAGCACCAGCATGCGCACTGCATTCGTAGCGACACTCAGCAAGGCCGAGACGCTTTGCCCCGGCATTCGTCTACCGACATTCGACGCTGCTTCGCCAGCGAAGGACACATTCGAATCGATGTGCAGCTTTCGTCGCAAGGTACTCGACGCGGCCTACAAGACTGACGAAGCGCGGCCTGCAATTGAATCCGTGATCGATGGGCGTCGCGCGCAGTTTTTCGACAAATCCTGGACTTGCGATGCGGTCGCCGTTGCGTTCAACGGCGCATCGGCGATCATGGCCCAGAAGATTCAGCACCGTGTTGTATCCCCGCGTGTGGGCGCCTCGGGCGGTAACAATGGTTTCGGCAAGGCACCGCCAACCCCGGCTGAACTGAATGCACGCGCTCGCACAGTGTTCAAGCTGGACGCGTAACCCACACAGGTAAGGAGAGTATAACCCCATGGTTGCATATTTGACTCGGATGCCTGCCGGTATTCCCGGTGAGGTGAGTCGCAGCGCTGGCGCGATTGTCGAAGCACAAGTCATCACGCCATTTGGCACAACTGGTGCGCCGACCGCCTACGGTATCCCGATGGTTATCGACGCGACTGCCGGTAACATCGGCAATATGCGGGCGTTTTCGACTGCTGACAATGCCGCCGCTGTTTATGGCTTCCTGGTCCGACCCTTTCCGACTCAGACGGTCGCGTCGGACGGTCTCGGAACGAGCACGCCGCCGACATCCGGTGCCTGTGACATTCTGCGCGTTGGTTACATGACAGTGCTGTTGACCGGCTCGACGGCCGCCGCGAAAGGTGGACAGGTTTTTATCTGGGCATCTACAACTGGCGGTACTCACGTCACTGGCGGAGTCTTGGCCGCTGCCGAAACGAGCGGCCTCGGCTTGGCCGGCTGCGTTTTCATGGGGCCTGCCGATAGCTCCGGCAACGTTGAAATCAGCGTCGATTGCCGCGTGGCATTCGTTTAATAGCTATACAGGAGAAGGGTATCGCGATGAGTAATCTTCGCCGGATTCAACTTGAAGAGACGACCATGCTGTCGCACCCGGCGGAGTCTCGTCGCGTTCGTCAGTTCACCACTGACAATATGATGACTTACGACAACACAAGTCAGTTTACCATCGATGCGACGGGCGCATTTTTGGTTGGGGAACTTGAGCGCCTCGATCAGTCTCTCCACGAACCGTTGGTTGCGGTCACTTGGGGTCGTGATATCGATCTGCGTGAAGACGTAACGGCTGCCGATGAGACCAGCAGCTATACGCTGAGTGGTTTTGCTGCACCGGGCGGTATCAACCCGACTGGTAAAAACTGGATCAGCAAGGAAGGCAACGCGATCTCTGGTATCTCGCTCGATATCGGGAAGATCGTCAACCCACTGATTCTGTGGGGCACCGAGCTGAAGTACTCGCTGCCTGAGCTTCAGTCAGCGGAGAAGTTGGGCCGTCCTGTTGACCAGCAGAAATACGCTGGTATGAAGATGAAGTGGCAGATGGACATCGACCAGATGGTCTATGTTGGTGACACTGACTTCAGCAAAACCGGTCTGTTCAACAGCGCGCTGGTTACACCCTACAACGTGCCCAATGGTGCAGCCGCCCTTACCACATGGGTTTCGGCGACAGGCGTCATGACCAAGACTCCCGATGAGATCCTGGCCGATGTCAACTTCCTGTTGAACCAAACTTGGGCTGCTTCCGGCTACGCCATGGTCCCAACTGAGCTGCGTCTGCCGCCGCTTCAGTTCAGCACCTTGGCATCGCAGAAAGTGTCGAATGCTGGCAACATTTCGATCATCGAGTTTCTGCGCCAGAACTCGCTGACCAACGCCACATACGGTCGCCCGCTCAATATTCAGTCCGTCAAATGGCTGCCAGCAGCCGGTGTCGGGGGCCTGAACCGCATGGTCGCCTATACCAAGGACAAGGATCGCGTGCGGTATCCGTTGGTTCCCTTGCAGCGCACGCCGCTTGAGTATCGCTCGCTGTGGCAGATGGTCACATATTGGGGCCGGTTGGGTTGTGTCGAACTTGTCTATCCGGAAACAGTCGGTTACGCCGACGGGATCTAGTAATAAGGATGCTCCGTTTAGACAACGGGGCATTTTTACTAAGAACAGTAACGAGAGAGTCGATGACCCCATCAGAATTCAAGGCATGGTTCACTGGCTACGTCGAAAATATCGACGGTAAGCCTTCCGATAAACAATGGACCCGGATCAAAGCCCGCGTCACTGAAATTGATGGTGTTACCACGCCTCGCCAAGTTTTTGTGGATCGTTACTGGCACTGGCCGTTGGCTTATCCACAGTATCCGTTCAACGGGATATGCACTAACGCTGTTAGCAGCGTAGTGGCCAACAATAGCAGCGGTGCGGCAGTGTTGAATCTAGGTGGTCAGCACGCCGTTGCTGAATCCGTCAGTTGTTTCAATGTAACCGACGGATTCACAGCGTTAGGTCAGCTCGACGCGCGGATGGATAATTAGGACGCGCTTATGCGCGCCCACGCTTCCAGCCCTCGGGGACCTCTCCGACAATGCGTTTGTTCACAACACCATCCGTGATCCAAATACTGCCACGCACAGAAATGCTGGCGGGCTTGGTCGCTGCTCCTGCTTCTTTGCCTTTCTGCCACCCGTCAGGGATGGCCACATCGGGAAGGATGCGCCGACGTTCCGTGCCGTTCGTGATCCACATACTGCCTTTGGTGTTCTTGCTGCGATCGGAATTGCGGATACTTTCCTGATGCCGCTTCCGGAACGCCGGATCACACCACATTTGTTGCATGCGGATGCTCTGTGCGTTAACCTCTCCCGGATGGTTCCAGCGTTTTAGCGCGGATGCCGATAGTTTGGCGTTACGTTCCGAGATAGTATTTTCCATGGATATCTCCTATCATTATGGCCTGTATATTCTACCCATAAACCACGAATAGTCAAGCGAATCATACTTTCTTTAGGATAAAAGGTGGCCCTGTGAGCGGTAGTATTGTCCCTCCATTTCTGTCAGACTCTGAGCTGTTTTCTAATCAGCTTAACGTTATGGCTGGAATAATTAATGGTAAATTGGACGCCATTACTGCGCAGCTTAACTATGCACCACTGAATTCACCTCCCTTTACTGGTTCGCCAACCGCCCCGACTCCACCGCTCGGTGACAGCAGTAACCTGCTGGCTACGACGGCTTGGGTTACTGCTCATAGTATTGTAGGACCGACAGGTCCTGCCGGATCAGCAGGGCCAACAGGGCCGACAGGGTCTGCTGGTGGTCCCACCGGTCCCACTGGCTCGACTGGTCCAACGGGTCCGTCCGGTGGTCCAACGGGTCCCACTGGTTCAGTAGGTCCCACCGGTCCCACCGGACCTATCGGTAATGGAATCACCGGCGCCACAGGCCCGACCGGTCCCGGCGGCGGCGCCACAGGTCCCACCGGTCCCACCGGTCCGCAAGGTCCAGCGGCAGGTCCCACCGGTCCCACCGGTCCCGCTGGCGTAGGTCCAACAGGTCCAACAGGTGTCGGCGCAACAGGTCCCACCGGTCCGCAAGGTCCGCTTGGCGTGATTGGCGCCACCGGTCCCACCGGTCCGCTCGGTCCCACCGGTCCCGGTGTTGGAGCGACTGGTCCTACCGGCGCCACCGGTCCCGGCGGCGGCGCCACAGGTCCCACCGGTCCTGCTGGCGCGACAGGCGCCGCCGGTCCCGCTGGTCCCACAGGGAGCGCAGGTCCCACCGGTCCCGCTGGTACTGGTCTTCAAGGAACAACCGGTCCCACCGGTCCGATCGGTCCCACCGGTCCCACTCAGGGCGTTACCGGTCCCACCGGTCCCACCGGTCCGATCGGTCAACAAGGCGCTGCCGGTCCCGCTGGTACGGCTGGTCCTGCCGGTCCCACCGGTCCAGTCGGTCCCACCGGAACTGGCGCCACCGGTCCCACCGGTCCCGGCAGTACAGTGGCTGGTCCCGCTGGCCCGACCGGTCCTCAAGGCAATCAAGGCGCCACCGGTAACGTCGGTGCTGTTGGCCCGACCGGTCCTTCAGGCGCGGTCGGTGCGGTCGGCGCCAAAGGTGCAACCGGTCCCACAGGATCTGCTGGCGCACAAGGTCCGGCAGGTACGGTCGGCCCTGTCGGTCCGCAAGGTACGCAAGGTGCAGCAGGTGGCGTAGGACCGGTCGGTCCGACAGGTGCGACAGGCACCCCCGGTCCGACAGGTGCCCAAGGTCCCGCAGGTGCCCAAGGTCCCGCAGGTGCCCAAGGTCCGCAAGGGTCCGCAGGTGTTCAGGGTATCGCTGGTGTTGCTGGTCCAACTGGTCCAACAGGTCCGTCAGGCACATCGAGCGGCACAATTACGCCGACGGCCATTAATGTCACCAGTAACCCCAACATTGCCACAAACCCAACTGGCAACACTGGTATTGCCACATTCTCGTCGATTAACGTTCAAGGTACTACCGTACATGGTGGCAGCGGCCGTGAATTCCTGGTCAACTTCGGGCTGAATAGCACCCAAGGTCTTGGCGCTCCGAACAACCTCGGCGATAAAGTTGTTCTTTACACCGGTCTCGTAACGTCATCTGGTTCTGGCGATGTATGGAACTGGAACCCATTGATGCAGCTCAGTGGTGGGTCTGGCTCCATCAATGCGCAAAATGCTGAGGTTGATTATAACAACGTTAATCAGTCGCGAACCATTGGTAATGCCCTGGCGACGGGGGCCAGCTATACAGGAGCTTCGTCGTTTAACGCGTCGGCCGCTGTTTTCATCGACGGTGTTAACCAATCCTCTCAATGGAGCCAAGGCGTCTGGGTAAACTCGTGTACGGATACGGCGTTTCGCGACACTGCGAATAATGCTGCATCATTCCAGAGCAGCGGCAGTCATTCCTACGGACTACTTTTGAACGGATCATACGCGAACGCGGCGATCCAGATGCCGTTAGGACCGAATAGCGCTTCCATTGTCTGGGCTGGTGCCGCTGGTGCTGTTTATGACTACACTGATGCATCAAAAAATCGCGTCATTGGTAATGGTGCTGCAAACATCATCCATTTTTCCAACATTCTTCCTGCAAATAGCGGCTCGGTTCAGATAGGTGGCCCGAGCAATTACTACACATTCATGTACGCAACGCAATTTCAGGTTGTCTCTGATCCGCGAACCAAGATCGATATGCAGCCGGTTAAGCGCGGTATGTTGGATGTCGTCAAGGATTTACAGCCTATCACCTTCAAGCATCGCCAATCGAACGATCGTGTTGCAACGACTGAGATACGACGGCTGCCGGTGACGGAAGATGTTGAATTAGCCAAGAAGAAAGTGACGTTTGAAGCTGATGGAAAAGCCTATCATACGGATGTAACGACAACACATAAAGTGTTCAAGTCCGATCGTCATCATGTGCATGAGGCAGATGGCACGCCTGGGTATCATCATGATGTACCGGATCGTCACAAGATTCAAAATCCGGATGGAACAGTGTCTCCAGTTCCGAAGATTCACCATGAACAGCTCTACGAAGACGTAGAGGTGCCTGCTTTCAAACTCGAACCTCGGCCTGGGCGTCGGACACACTATGGTTTCAACGCCAGCGAAGTTGGTGACGTTATGATCAAACACGGCCTGGATTTCGGCGGCTATCAGAAACCGACTGATCCGAACGAATTTGAGTCTATCAGTTTCAATCAATTAACGGCTGTGCTATGGGCTGCCGTGCAGGAGCTGACTGCTAAAGTCGAAGAATTGGAAGCCAAACTACCATGAAGATTGCGGCTTACACGTGCGCATTGAACGAAGAGAAATTCGCTTATCGGTGGGCGAGCGCTGCCCGAGATGCTGACCAGCTTTTGGTAATTGATACAGGCTCGACTGATCGCACGGTCGAAGCCTTGCTGGATCTCGGCGTCGAGACGCGGTCTGCGATCATTAAGCCATGGCGTTTTGACGATGCGAAGAACGTGGCGTTGTTCAGTCTTGATCCGGACATCGACATCGCCGTCCAGGTTGATATGGATGAAGTCTTGACACCGGGATGGCGAGCACGCCTGGAAGCAGCGTGGACGCCTGACACTACGCGACTCAACTACCTCTATGTGTGGAGTTGGCTCAGCGAAGGGCACCCAGACAGCATTTACTACGCCGATAAGATCAGTGGTCGTTACACTCACCGTTGGCGTGGTCCGGCGCATGAAATACTGCATGCAACGGTTCCAGAAGTAATCTCGAATTGTGATAGCGTGTTGATTGAACATCATCCTGATGCCAACAAATCGCGCGGGGATTACCTCCAATTGCTACGTCTCGCCGTTGAGGAAGATCCGCTGAACGATCGGTGTGCGCACTACTATGCGCGGGAACTATTTTTTCACCAAAATTACCCCGAGGCGATTCAGCAGTTTCAGCGGCATTTGTCGTTGCCAACAGCTCGTTGGGCGCCGGAACGTGCCGCGTCCTTGCGCTATATGGCCAAATGCCATGAGAATACTGGTGATGATTCATTCGCTTACAAAGCATATATGTTGGCAACTCTAGAAGACATGTTGTCGAAAGAAGCCTGCGTCGATTTGGCTAACTTCCTCTTGAAAAGAGGGGCCTGGGCCGGCGTCGTGTATTTCTGCACGAAAGCTGTGAACATTTCGGCCGACGCGTCGCATTATATTAGCGAGCGTTATGCCAGGGAAGAAGGCCCGTTCGATCTCGCGTCAGTGGCGTTATATCAAATGGGGCAGTGGCGCGCGGCGTCTGAATTTGCCAAACGCGCGTTAGCTTACAACCCAAGTGATGTCCGGTTACAAGAAAATGTAAGGATGACTGAACATGCCGCGTAAGACTGACACAACTGTGGTCGAGAATCAGGTCGAGATTGAGCCTGAAGTTCAGGTCGAGCCTGTTGCCAAGGCATCATTCAAGGTCGAGCCTGTTGGTAGTTACATCCTCAGAGCGGATGGGACGATTGAAGATGTTGAGATTGTTGAAGCCCCCGCCGCCGTCAAACGCGTGCGAATCATGAAGCGCTTCAGGCTCAACCGTGACAACCACACGACAATGCTGTTTGATCCGAAAGGAACAAATTGCGACTTGCCTGGGTACTATGATGTGCCCATCGAAGACGCTGATCATCCGTATTTGCTCGCGCATACTGATAACCCACCGCAAACAGTGATTCCACCGGGAACGTTGGCTTTCGCTGAAGCACAGCATAGAAAGATGCGGGAGCAAAGCATCCAGAATCTGATCGAAAAAAATCGCGAAAACGACGCGGTTTCAGAAGTACGTCGCCGCAATTTTGTTGATTTGCGTGAACGACTTGGCGGAGATCAATCGGGTTTAGAAGACTCAAGAACCTAACGCCTAAGCCAGTGAGGTAGTGTTATGCCGTTGCAAAAAGGTTCCAGTCAGAAAGCGTTCAGCGCCAATGTGCGCGAGATGATTCAGGCCGGTCACCCGCAGAAGCAAGCTGTAGCGGCTGCCTATCGAGCGTCCGGTAAAGACGAAGCCATGCCGCCGACCATGTCGGAAACTTCGAGCACCACACCGTTCAGCATGGACTCGGCTGTCATTGGCAAGATCCTCCACAGCAAGGCGTGGGATCGTGCGCGGCCAGCGGTGAAGAAGTGGCTCGATGGTTTTGGCACCGGAATTATAAAATCATTTGGTGGCGAAAAATCCGGTGTGTCGAGCGCCTATGATGCGCGGCATTTCACGCTCGGCCGTATGCGCGATGCACTACGCAAAGCGAAATTCAGGAAATAGACGATGACTGGATCATCTCCCTACGTCTCCAATGACCAGTTCAGGGCAGATTTTCCGGCGTTCAAAGATCCGGAAATCTATCAAAATGCGACGTTGACGATGTATCTGACCGCTGCTGGTAACCTGCTGCCCGCCTGTCGCTGGGGCGATCTGTGGACGATCGGGCAAGAGCTGTGGGCTGCCCATTTCATCCTGCTCGATAAGATCGACGAAAAATCGGTCGAGAAGGGAAGCGGCACGCCAGCCGGCCCCCTCACCAGTAAGTCCGTGGGGCAGGTATCGGCCAGTTACGCTGAGACCGCGATGGAAAAAGATGCAGGTCATTGGAACATGACCGGGTTTGGTCGTCGGTTCATCCGGTTCGCCCGGCTGGCTGGTATGGGCGGCAGTCAATTGACGGGTGGCGTTCCACAGTCCGGCAACTGGTTCCCTGGCAGCGCTTCAGCAGGTTTTGCCGGTCCGTGGAATTCCATCAATCCAGATGTTTGATCTGGAAAGACGTTCGTTTGGTGACGTAACCTGGATAGCAATTCGGTCGCGCGGCAGCGATTGGTCATGGCTCACACTAGATGAGGCTGCGAATTTAGGTCAGTTACTGTTGGACTATGGTTCTGGATCATCTGAAGAATTACGTGAATGGCCATTTCACCTAACTTAAAGGTTACTGTTGATAACGTTGATACCGTGGTCAAGTCCATCAACCAGCTCAGTCAACAACGGCTGCTTGTAGGTATCCCAGATACGACAGCCGGTAGAAAATCCGGACCTGCATCCAACGCCGTTATTGGTTACGCCATGGAATTTGGCATGCCAGAGCAAAACGTCCCGGCGCGGCCGTTTCTGATGCCTACCATAAAAGAGATGAACAGCGACATCATCGAGCAGTTCCGTCTCATGGGCGTTCGAGCGTTGGATGGCGATTACCAAGGCATCATCAAAATGATGCAGCGACTTGGTCTGAGAGTTGTAAATAAAGTCAAAATGCGGATAGTGGAGAAAATTCCGCCTCCGTTAAAACCTGCGACCGTTGAAAATCGGTTGCGACGTACTCAGGCCGGACAGAAGATTCTGAAGAGTCTGCGCGGCAAGGATCTCAGGAAATGGGGTGCTGCGAATCTTACACCCTTAATCGATACTGGCCAATTGAAGAACGCCATTACATTTGTGATACGAAAGAAAGCAGCGCAGCCCTGGAAGGTGCCAAAATAATGGCCAGAATCGATGTAGACGACATCATCGAAGATCCAGATTTCGAGGACGACGACTTCGAGGTCATCCGCTCGGTCGAGACAGTCGGAACCGATGGCCGTGCTTTATTCTTGGTGCAAGCGCCGTTTGCATCGGCAGGGGTCGTACAACCGGCCGCCGGGCGATCACTGATGATGCTACCAGAGGGGGCACGCATCCAGGGGTCAATCGACATTTGGACCAAAGAACCGCTGCGAATGAACGATGGAACCTATGCTGCTGACGTAATTTGTTGGCATGGACGCAGCTACGTAGTATCAAATGTTGAAGATTTCTTGAATTACGGTGCCGGTTATGTGCGGGCAACATGCACATTGCACAAGTTGACAGAAGGTCCTGAGAAAGGATGACAGATGGCCGCATGGAACGCATGTGGGCAGCATTGGCTGCTGCTCCGGTAGAGTCTCCCGGTCAGGAAGAAAAGAACGAAGACGATATCTTCATGGCCCGCTTGCTCGATGAGTTGCACCAAATTCGTGAAGTGCCGGAAGAGATAGTAGAAAATAACAAGGAGTCTTTCATCCAGCGGATGAAATCGTGGGTAAGAAAATCCAAATGAGCGTTACGATTGATTCCAGCACAGGAGGCTACATTCAGCAGACGAACGCACTGCCGTTGAATGATGCCGCGTTGGACGATCTGTTGCAACAACTCGTTGTGGGTATTACTGGTTTATCCGGTGCATATGTTAGACCTCGGTGGCAACGTCCGAGCGGCGATCCTAATACGCCGCCAACACAGCCGCCGGCCAATGTAGATTGGTGTTCGATCGGCATTTTGAATCAAATTCCACATGACTATCCATACCAGCTTCACATCGGTGAAGGTAGTGGTCACGATATACAAGTTACGTGGGAAACACTAGATGCCATGGCTAGTTTTTTCGGGCCAAACTGCCGAAGCAATGCTTCTACTTTACGTGCCGGATTATATATAAGTCAGAACCGCGAAAGTTTACTTCCTGCCGGAATCAAACTCCGTGAGGCCGGCACTGTTACACTGGTTCCGGATCTGGTCAACGTGCAGTGGATCAACCGATGCGACCTGCCGATTGTCTTTGATCGTGAGATCGTACGCACTTACCCGATCCTGCATCTTGAATCTGTGCAAGGCGGTATCGTTACAGACTCTACCGCACCGCTTGTTACTGACCGAATCTTGGTCATCAATAACCCCACGCCAGCGTAGGAAATTTTTATGGCAGGAACTTCAGCTACCGCGTCTGCTGGCCTCAGCGTAAGCGATATCGTCGCCGTTGGCGTTACCATTTCGCCGCTTGCCACAGGAACACGGAACTTTGGTGCTCTGATGGTGGCTGGCCCTTCATCTGTCATTGATATTGCCTCTCGTATTCGGCAGTACAGCAGCATGTCGGGTGTTGGCGCGGACTTCAGCACCTCGATGCCAGAGTGGCAGGCCGCCGCGTTGTTCTTCGGCCAGTCGCCGCAGCCGAGCATCCTCTACATCGGTCGTTGGGCGCAGTTTGCGACAGCAGGCTTGCTGATGGGCGCGATCATGAACTCTGCGCAACAGGTGTCGTTGCTTGCAACCCTTCAAACGATCTCGTCCGGCAGCTTCCGCGTCGCCTTGAACGGTGTCAGCCACGACATCGTCGGGATGAATTTCAGCGGCATTTCAAACCTGAATGGCGCTGCGACGATCATTCAGACTGGTTTGACCGCCGTTCTGGCAGGATCGACTTGCACATGGTCGCCTGACAGTTTCCTGCGGTTCAATCTGACTTCTGGCACCACGGGCATCGCCTCCGCTGTCAGCTACGGCTCAACAGCTTCGTCCGGCACTGATCTTTCGACCTTGCTTGGCCTGACAGCCGCGTCTGGCGCCGCCACGCCGGTCGCTGGTATCGCCGCTGAAACAGCTTTGGGCGCTTCGACAGCTTTGTTGGGATCGTCCATCAATAATGGCGATGTGTATGGGTTCATGTTCGCCCCCACATCCGTGACCGATATTACCGATGCGATGCACGAGTCTGTCGCCGGGTATATTCAAGCGTTGCCGGGCGGCCACATCTACGGCATTACAACCAACGAAGCCGCTATCCCGACCAACTCGACCACTGATCTGGTCAGCGTGCTTGGCAGTCTGGATTATTGGAGAACGTTCGTCCAATATTCGACGACCAGCGCATACGCTGCGGCGTCGTTCTACGGACGTATGTTCACGGTGGACTTCACAGCCCAGAACAGTACATCGACGGCGAAGTTCAAGCAGCAGCCCGGCGTTGCGCCTGAAATCTTGAATGAGACTCAGGCCGCTTTCCTGAATGCGAAAAACTGTAACGTCTACGCCCAGTACAACAACAATGTGTCGATCATCCA